CCAGACTTCCTCTCTCCGACACAGTCCAAGCTTCACGAGGACAGTCCATTTACAGCCAGACCAGTCCAGAATTAACCCGATGCCACCCAAGCGATCCAAACCCTTACGAGGGGCAACTAAACCAAGGCTTTCCTCAATACCTTTGAAGGGTGCGAATAAACTTCAAGACGTCAAAGACCTTTGCGAGATCATCAATATGCCATTATTACCATGGCAGGAGCATGTATTAAAGGACATGCTAACTGTGGATAAACAAGGTCACTTCATACGAAAGACCTCGTTGCTTTTAATCGCAAGGCAGAATGGCAAAACTCACCTAGCTCGTATGCTTATCCTTGCCCACCTCCTAAAGTGGGATAGCAAGAACGTCCTTATCATGTCCTCAAATAGAAGCATGGCTTTAGACACCTTCCGACAAGTAGCACAGGTATTGGAGACCAATGAAACCCTCAAGCCATTCGTCAAACAGATTAGATATGCCAATGGCACAGAATCCATCGAAATACTTGGAAAGATGGACGGACGAGTGGTTGCTTCAAGGCTCGATGTTGTTGCAGCAACTAGAGACGGTTCTCGCGGAAGAACTGCAGACTTTCTCTTTATTGACGAGCTCCGAGAAATCAACGAAGAGGGCTTTCGAGCCGCTATTCCAACGACTAGAGCTCGTCCAGCGTCTACGACTCTGCTTACGTCAAATGCAGGAGACGCGTTCTCTGTAGTTCTTAATGGTATGAGGGAAAGAGCTCTAGAGAATCCTCCTAAGAGCTTTGGATTCTACGAATACTCTGCTCCCCAATACTGCAAGATAACTGACCGAGCAGCTTGGGCTCAAGCGAACCCAGCACTCGGCTACACGATCACGGAGGAAGCACTTGAAGAAGCTGTTGCTACGAGCCCTATTGAAAATACTCGAACTGAACTACTTTGTTGTTGGATCGATTCTTTGTCCAGTCCTTGGCCTCACGGAATTCTTGAGGACACGTCCGATGCCTCGCTCACGATTCCGCCAGGCGGTTATACAGTCTTTGCTTTCGATGTCAGTCCTTCTCGTAGGAATGCAAGTCTCGTTGCTGGACAAATACTCCCAGATGGTCGAATCGGAGTGGGAATTCTACAAACATGGGAAAGCCAAGTAAGTGTTGATGATCTAAAGATTGCAGCTGACATTAAAGGTTGGGCTGATGAATACCGGCCAAAACAAATTTGCTTTGACAAATATACTAGCCAGTCAATCGCAGATCGCTTGTCTAATGCCGGACAAATAACGCTCGACATCTCAGGTGCCGCGTTTTATCAGGCTTGCGGGGACTTGCTCGACAGCCTGGTGAATCTTCGTCTTGTGCATTCGGGTCAGGAAAACTGGGTGCAACAGATGAACAATTGCGCAGCTAAGACCAATGACTCTTCCTGGAGAATTGTAAAAAGAAAATCAGCCGGCGACGTGTCCGGTGCAATTAGCACTGCCATGGTCGTGCATCAATTAACGAAACCACAACAGGTAGCGGCAATCTACTCGGAATGACCTACATGTAGTGTATAATTGCCCTCTATGGGTCTCTTCTCGCGTAAGCCGCAAATCCTTGAAGCTCAAGAAGCTCCAAGAGTCATGTCTGATTCTTATCTATCTTTTGGCAATTACTACCCAATCCTAGTAACCCGCCAGCAAGCTCTTCAAGTACCTTCAATCAAAAGATGCCGCGATCTAATTTGCGGCACAATTGCTTCTATTCCACTTGAGTATTACAAGAAATCAACTGGCGAAAAGATTGCTGCCCCACGTTGGGTAGAGCAACCATCAAAGGCACAGCCACGCTTTGAGACCATGTATTTCACATTAGACAGCCTCATGATGTACGGGCAAAGTTTCTGGATTATTACCGAGACCTATCTCGAAGACGGAAGAATGGCAAACGCTGAATGGGTAGCCAACAGCCGAGTTACATTTGTTACTGATTCAACCAATAGTTATGTTACAGAGTATTACCTCGATGGCAAGCCTTTGCCAATGTCAGGTTTAGGTTCTCTTATTACTTTTCAAAAAGACGAAGGCATCTTGGCTGTCGGCGGCACAACAATTAAAGCTGCACTTGATGCACAACATGCAGCAAATGTTGCGCTGGCAACTCCGTCAGCGACGGGCTTCCTAAAAAATACAGGTGCAGATCTTCCACCTAACGAAGTATCTGGATTGTTAGCAGCTTGGAAGCGCGCTCGTCAAAATAACGGAACAGCATATTTAACTTCTACTATTGACTACCAAACTATTGGCTTTAGCCCTAAAGATATGGGCTACTCGGACGCAATACAAAATCTTTCTACGGAGTGCGCACGTCTTTGCTCCGTTGATCCTTATTATGTAAGTGCGTCCATGAATCAAAGTATGACTTACAGCAACGTGGTCGAAGAAAGAAAACAGCTTGTGGCTCTAACATTACAAAGTTACGTTTCTGCCATAGAGAGCAGACTCTCTATGGACGACGTGAGCACCGCAGGACATTATGTAAAATTTGCGCTAGACGATACTTTCTTGCGCACAGAGCCTATGGAACGTCTGCTCGTACTTGAGAAGATGCTTGCCCTTGGTTTAATTACAACTGAACAGGCAATGGAAATGGAAGACCTCTCACCTAACGGGAATGGTAACTAATGGAAACCCTATACATGGAAGCCGCCTCTATTGAGTGCAGCGAAGAACGCCGCGAAATCACAGGCAAGATCGTGCCTATGGGTACAGGCGAAATCGGACATACAAACCTTGGCGATTACACATTTGCAGCGAACTCAATCGAGATTGCAGACCCATCAAAGATTAAGTTGCTAGCACAGCACGATCTTAAGAAGCCAATTGGGCGAATGACTGCTGCTGAAACCCGCGCAGATGGCATTTATGCAACATTCAAGTTAAGCCGCTCAACAGGTGGCAACGATGCGCTTATCATGGCGCAGGAAGGTCTTATCACAGGACTTTCAGTAGGTGCAGAGATTATCGCATCTAAACCATCAAAGGACGGCTACACAGTCGTATCTCAAGCCCGCCTCAAAGAAGTTTCTCTAGTAACAGTTCCCGCATTTGCGTCTGCTGAAATACTTGAGATCGCGGCAGAGGAAACACTCCCTGTCGAAGAAACCCCAACTACAGAAAGCGAGACAGTTTCCGTGGAAATCACAGATACAGTTGAAGCAACACCAGTAGAAGCTGCGGCTGTGGAAGCTGCTCGTCCTACTGTTACAGCAATGGCGTACACAACACCGCGCATCAACACAAACATCACAGCAGGCGAATTCGCCAAGGCTCAGATTAACGCATCACGCGGCGACGCAGATGCACGTGAACTTGTAGCAGCTCTTCAGGTTGCAACAGTTGCAGAAAACACAGGTATGGTTCCACCTACATACCTACGCGATGTAATCGGTATTATCGATTCATCACGCCCATTTATTGATTCAATCGAGCGCGCAGCTCTTCCAGCTTCAGGCATGAAGATTTTTACACCTAAGCTCGGAACACAGGCAACAGTTGCTTTAACTGCTGAAGGTGCTGAATTTTCATCAACAGACACAACAGTAACTTTCCAAGAAGACACAGTTGTTAAATTTGCAGGTGCAGGAAAACTCGACCTCGAACTCGTTGATCGCTCAGACCCAAGCTTCCTTGATTTGTATCTCCGTGAGTTGGCTGCAAGCTATGCTCAGAAGACAGATGCTTATGCAGCACAGATTGCTGCACAAAACGCAACACAGTCATCTTCATCAACAATCTACAAGGCAATTGCTCTTGGTATTGCTGACTCATTTGGCGTAATGCGCATGACACCTAACCGCCTTCTTGTTGCTAACACAGGCGGCGAAGATGGTATCGACTTCTCAGGTCTTCTTGGTGCAGTTGATACAACTGGTCGTCCACTATACGCAGCAGCAGCAATTCAGAACGCTAACGGCGTAATCACACAAGGCTCAACTTCAGGAACAGTCGCAGGACTTGATCTCGTGGTTGATCCTAACTACACAGGTGATGATGCAAACGCAAAGCATGCTCTCGTTTTCCCATCAAACGCAATGCGATTCCACGAGAGCGGAACGCTTCAAATCCGCGCAAACGTTGTCGCAAACGGTCAGTTGGAAATCGGCATCTACGGTTATGTTGCAGTAGTTAATCGCTACCCAGCTGCATTCCGTAAGCTAAACGTTGCTTAATAAGTAACACCTTAAGTCGCTCAGAGGGGCTGCCAGAGCCCTTGCAGTCCCTCTGAGTCTTTAGAAAGGATAACAATGAGCACAACAACAGTTGCAGAACTTCGCACAGCTCTTGGTGTAGGTACTCTCTACACCGATGCAGTCTTGCAATCAGTCTGCGATGCTGCTGACGATGTCATGTTGCCCTTTCTATGGAAGAACGATGTACCAATTGTCGCTCATAGCAGCAATTCAACAGTAGGCACTCTTTATTTTAACGAGCCAATTACAGACATTTTTTACGTTGGTCAATCTGTAACGATAGCCAATTCAGGCAGCCGCTTCAATGGGACTAAGACAATTACAGGCGTGAGCGAGTATTCATTTACCGTCACAATTACTGCTGGGGCTAATAACCCCTATCACGCTATCCAGCCTTTCGGCACAGCTTCGGCAGAAACTTATACAACTTACACAACAATCCCAGCAATCCAAGAAGCCAGCCTCATGATCTCAATTGACATCTGGCAGAGCCGTCAAGCTCCTTCTTCTGGTGGCGTGTCAATCGATGGCTTTACTCCTAGCCCTTACCGTATGGGCAACACACTCTTAGCTCGCGTTCGTGGCTTGCTTGCTCCATATCTGAGCCCTAATTCTATGGTGGGCTAATGCCAGCCATAACCACACTCCGCGCTTCAATTGCAGCAGCTCTTACCGATAACACAAAGTGGTCGGTATTCTCATATCCTCCAAGCACTCCTATTGCTAATAGCGTTATTATCATTCCTGCTGATCCTTATATTGTGCCAACCAATAATGACTACACAGCAATTGCTCCAATGGCTAACTTTAAAATTTCTATCCTTGTCCCATTGCTTGACAATGAGGGCAACCTTGCTGGCATAGAAGCCGACATAATTCGTGTCTTTGCGCTCTTAGAAGCGTCCAGCATTGTTTTCAACGTAGGAAGCGTCAGCGCACCCAGCGTCCTGTCAATCGCTTCTGGAGATTTACTGACTTGCGACATTGCAATCAGTACCCTAACGGAATG